AGGATTAGTATAAGTTATTGACGTAACACTTTGCCCGACTTTTAAATCAGCTAATTTAGTAGCATCTGCTATAGTATAGACATAATGAGTCCAGGGAGCTGCAATAGCTGTATTAAAAGTCCAAGTTGTTGTTATTGTCGCCATTTATTAACTCATTTTTATAAGAAACCAATTATTAACAGTTCCTTGAACCAATATTCCTCCTGTGTATTGTGCACCAGCACCTGCAGCATATACAATACTTGAAGCAGCTACTGTGTTGAGAGTAACTCCTGCATCAGCTGTAAAAGTTAATTGTCCTGCACCTGTTTTTTGAAAAACTAAAGTTTGTCCTGCAGCAAAAGCAATAGTTGCATTAGGTTTAATAGTTATAACAATAGCTCCTGCATTATCAAATGTAGTTAATTTATTTACAGCTGCTAGACCTAAATCGCTAGTAGTACTTGTAGTACGTTGTGTTAAGATACCAAGTCCCTGTGGACCCGTAGCTCCTGTAGCTCCTGCGGGAATTCCGAAATTAAAAACTGCAGCTGAAGTAGTTCCTCCATTTGCTACAGTTGGTGCTGCACCTGGAGCTAATCCTGTAGCTGTTCCTGCAGTTACTGTAGCGGCAGGGCCTGTGAGGTTAGCCGAAGTAAATGTAGTACCATTTGTCATAAAAATAGTAAATGTACCATTTCCATTATCTACAATAGTTTGAATTCCATTTCCGTCTGTTCCATTTAATAGTGTTACATCACTACAACTTTTACAACCCATTTTTATTGTTTTTTAATATTAGCAATTACTTGAACACTCTGTTAGAGTATCACAATATGTTTTAGCTGCAGTAAGAATAGCTTCTGCAGTATCGAAATCTCCACAAGCAAATGCTGTTTGAATTCCGTGAATATAAATTTCCATTTGATCTACTTCTGTTTTTAATCGTTGCACAGTTTTAGAATCACATGCATCGATTAATCTAGTAACTAGACCATCTTTACAATTACAAAGATTACATAAAAATAATTGATATTGTTTATCATTAGTATATGTAGCAGCGCCTGCTGTTACTGTATATACTATTTGAAATACTCCATCTACTCCTGCCCAAGCATTTTCTAATAATGCTGTAAATGACCCTGGTGTAGGAGCACCTGCTGCAGCTGCATATACATCTGTAGCACCGTCTTTTAATATGTAATTTTGTGTTAGTAAATTACCGCTAATAACTGTAGAAGCGGTAGTTTGTGCTATACTTACTTCATATGTTCCGCCATTGTTAGCGCCTGTACCTGTAAGTAGCTTTGTAATTTTTGTGCCTGCAGCCACACCCACGCCTGTGAGAGTTTGGCCTACGGCAAAAGTTCCTGATATATGCGTAACATCTGTAAATACTATACCTGCTATAGTACCTGTTCCAGATGCTGCTATTGCAGGAGTCTGACTTGAATTAAAAAATTGAACATCTGCATATGTTATTGCTGCAGTAGTTATGTTAGGAGTTCCCCATCCTCCCTCATTAGATGTAATCACAAAGGGTCCAGTTTCTTCGACAATTGTAATCTTGTCGCATTTATTAGTTAATGATACTGAAATTTTAGGTAGTAGAGCCATAACACTTTTAAAATCAAGTTAAAAAATATAGTAGCCCGCCATAGACAGCAAAATTTATGACGGGACTACTGTGGGTGGAGAATTACTATTGCATATCAAGGATATTAGCTCCTAGTGCTAATACACCGTGAACTAATTCGTATCCTGTTGATGTAGCTCCTAGCAATCCTAAAGGATTTTGGTTACCAAGATTTACATAAACTAATACTGATCCTTTACCTCCTTGTAGAGAAACAAGTCCTTGAATACTTTCTGTCCAAGAAATCTCTAAACAGCTATATCTAGAAGTTAAAGCTGTTGCTGTTCCTGTTCCAGGAATTTTAACATCTTGATCTCTCATTCGTGGTGGAACACCTAACATGTCGTTTTGACCTTCAAATCCGTAACTCATATACTCATCCATAGCAACTTGTTGGAACATACCAGAACCTGTTCGAGCTCCTGTTGTAGTAACCAACGTTGAAGTGTCAGAGAAATTAACAGTAAATCTGTTTACATAATAGTCACGCATTGCGTCAACATCAAAGTCAGCTTGAATACCTGTCATTCTAACTCCGCATTCAGAAGCTGCAAGGTCTGCTGCTGTAATTCTTCGAGCAGTTGCTTTTGCTACTGCAGCACTTTCTTCTTGAAAAGCATAGCTTAAAGTAAGTTTAGCTGGAGTAGTAGCTGTTCCATTTTCTTTAGCAGTTACAAAATATATAGAGCTTGTAGTTGCTGCAGCTACTTTAACAGCATCACCTACAGCAATGTTAGTAATAGTTACGTTATTTGTATTAGAAACTACTTCTCTACTTCCTTTAGTAAATACTAAGTTTACAAGAGTACCTGTTACTGCTGCACCTGCTTCGTCAGAAAGTGCGCTAAACTGTAAATAATGATTAGCTGGCTCGTCTGAAAAATTAGCAATACCATTTTTTACAAGAGCATTAGCTAATTCAGATTGAGTAGCTGTAGCATCAGTTTTAACTGGTCCTGCAAAAAGACTCATTGGTTGTGAACGGTTAGCTGCATCATTATCATTCTTACGAATTTTGATAAAGAAATCTGTTGAGTTAGCTATAGGAAGAGCTCCTGTTGTTCCGTTGTATCCCACAACACTTACTTGTTGTACAGGTAGTCTGTGGTTACTAGTTGAAATTGTAGCAGAAGCTTTAGTAAGCATTGGAGAAATCATTAATGATTTAGTCGCTCCTCGGCCTTGTACAAGACGAAAACGATCTGCTGCTGCGTATGCTCCTGCATTCATTCTACGCATTCCTGCGTCTACAAGAACAATCGCTCCATCAGGAAGATTGTCTTTAGTTACTACTGCTCCTACGGCTACTGCAGTATTAACTGCTGCGGTAGTTGTTGCGTTTTTGTCTAATACGACACTAAACACGTTGTCTGCGGTTCTTAACATTTTTTAATTGTTTAAAAATTTATACTTTATTTATTTATTCTAAGTCTCGAAAGTTCTCAATTGTTTGAACTTTCTGTTCTTTTACACGTTGTAGCATCAAGTCTGTTGCTATGCCTACTATCACTACATGAGTGCTAGTATCAAGCTCACAGTTTGCTTGACTTGCTGGAGTAGTTCTATTTACTGTTATACTTTCTGGATTTTTAACATATCTAATATGATAATTAGTTACATTAAATGTTCCATCAGTAAATAGCTCATGGCGCTTATCTGTTTTAGCAGGATTAGTACTCAGTCTTCCTGAATGCTGTCTGCTAAACTCTGAACGCCAAACCCTACAGTTTCCGTCGACTCTGTAGAATGGTCTTTTGTACTTACTCCAGTTATACCTTTGCATTTCGTTGTGGGCTATTACATCTACCCATCCAATTATAAATGCTCCAGTATCACATTCTTTTTTATCAATTGTACACTCTTCGTAAATAGTATACATGTGATCATCGGGCAAATCGTAAAACTTTCCTGTTACGTTATTATTTACAATTATACCTGTCTGATCGGCCGAAGCCGTGAGGTTATCACCATCTTTAACTAGTGCTGATAACCCCTGGTTTCTTATTTCTGTTTCCTCGAAGCCTTTCTGCTTTCGATTATTCATTTCATCAAAGAACTTTTTAACGTACAGTTCCTGCGCTTCGGTCAACACGGATGTAAGGTCAAAATCCTCATACCCAGGAGAACCAAAGCTATCAGCTCTGTCTAACTTCTCCTCTAACATGTCGGCCATTTCGTTTGCAGTCATTATTTACGTTTTTTTAAATCTATCTTAGATTTTATTCTCATTTTAACTTCTTGATTATCAGGATTGTTTAGGAACATAATAACATCTGTTAAATCTCCTAACTCTGATCCATTATCAAGAGTATATCTCTTATTTCCTTTTCTAATGATGGCTCCTGCCTCACTCGCTTCTTGTACAAAGATACGATCTTTATACTGTGGATGATTAACTATTTCTAAAAAGTATTTAGGATCTTTTTCAATCACATTTAATACTTCGTTTTTAAGCCAATCTAATGTTGCAGTTGCAGGAATTGTTCGTCCTAGGGACTTAATAAATCCTGTAATAGAAGCTTTACTATTTGTAATTTCAGCAAACTTAACAAACGCATCTGCTTTAACATTTGCTTCTGCAAGTTTTTTCACTGTTACTTTATCTTCATCTACAATCATAAACTCATATGTTGCTTTTAAAATTCTATCATCGTAAGATGGTGAAACTAACATCTTATTAGATAAAAGAATTAAATACTTCAACATATCCAAAGATCTATTTAGATTTAGACTAGTTCCTTCTTTTGTAAGAATAACTCTTCCTCGTCTATCTGATCTCCAGAAATTCTTTTCTGTTGGTAGAGTAGCGTTTAAATCTACTCCTAACTCTGTTTCAAAGAACTCTTTTTGTGTCATCCCGTTTGGATAACTTTCCATATACTTTTGAATTTTCACTCTATGCTGATCATCCAAAATTACTTTAACTCCGCCACCTCTTACTTGGCTATTTAATGGTACTTGGTAACTACGTTTTACTTTATTATATAAGAACGGATCTTTCATTTTATCCTGTCCTTTTACTAATAAGTTACTCCACTTTCCCGAAGATTCTACTGGTTTAATTGAAACCATCCTATCTTGTAAAAATGTACCGTATACTATTTTTTCTTTTTCTGCTGTCTTTGCCATTTTATTATTTTTTGCTGTCTTTTAAATTCTCCTTAATAAAGGCTCCCTAGGCTATCAACTCTAGGGAGCTTTATCTTCTTATGAACTAGAAAAAATTCTATCGTTCTACTAGTAATCTAAGGTCTACTACTTTTGTAGGATCTTCGATCATAAGGCCACCCCATTTCTGGAAGTGAACTTCATAACCGTCTACTCGTGAAGCAACCATTTTAGGACTACCTTTACCACCTGCTGAGAAAGGATCTCTCATACCTGGGATATATGCCCAATTGTAATCTGGAACTCCTTTTGGCTTAACTCGGTAGATACCTGCAGTATCACCATAGTCAAGAGCAAGAATTCTGTGAGATTCTACGATACCTTTTCCATCTGGGTGACGTTGTGGGAAGTATACATCATCATCGAAGAAATCAAGGATTTCAACCATAATAGTAACTCCGTTATACCACTCATATACGTTCCACTGTGGCTCTTGTAGGCTCTTAGTGTTTTTACCACCAATAGTAGAAGTTTTAGTATCTCCCATAAGGAACTTATCAGAAATAACTGTAAAACGTCCTGAAGCTGATTTCTCATTAATTTGTTTAGAGATTTCAATAGCTCCGAATTCACCTGTAAGTAAGTGGATAGTTCTTTTACCTCTTTCGATTTTACCAACTCCCATATCAAGAAGCAACTCTAGATGCCAATCAAGATCGTAAGTGTTATAGTAATGTACGTTAGAAGGAGCGATTTGATCGAAGAAACCTGCACCTGACTCAACTGCATATTTAGTTTTGTCATCTTTGTTCAAGTACTTGTGATCAGCTGTCCAGTTTTTCTTACCGTACATCAACATACGAGCAAACATCTCTTCACATTGGTGATGAGCAACCATATCCTGATAGTTAATCCAGATTGATTCTGTTTGTCCTTTATAGTTAAATCCGAACTCAAGTGGTTCGTTTTTACCTTTATTGATTGTGTTACCAGCTACTTCATATTCCATACGTAACGTAGACGGACGGTTTTCCATTCTCCAAGGAGATGTGAAGTAAGGCTTAGAACCTTGGTAAGAAAGAGTTGAAGGAGAAAGTGAGTAAAACTTAGACCAACGTGTACCAATTGCTAATTCCTCAGAAGGAATAGATTTAGTAGAGCTATCTGTTACTAATTCAACTTCAAACTTGAAACGTGAACCTGCGTCCATCGCTTTCTTAACCAATAGATGATAATCATCAACTTCTCCACGAAGAACGTTAGTTTCTTCAAATAGAGCTTCGTCAAAGATTAAGTAGAAACGCTCACCGTTAGATCCTACATTTGCTGGGAAAGTCCCTGCAGAAATAGAAGATCCATCAATAGTTTCAGCATCAACTAGTGGAAGATTTTTGTCATGTTGTCCTTGCAACATCCAATTGTAAAATCCGTTTTCTTGCTCCACCTCTTTAACTGGGAAACGATCTACGAATTCACGAAGTTTACCTTGTAGATTAGTTTTGTAAATCTCACGAATTACGTTACTAATCAATTGAGGCTTTTGTTGATACAAAGCGTGGAAGTGGTTGTCAGTGACTAAACCATTGTAATCCTTCGCTTCATACTTTTGTAATGGAAGTAATTGTGCCATTTTTTGATTTGTATTATTTGTTTAACGAATATATTTATATAACTTTTTTTACTTTTTCATTGACCTTTCTAACATATCTAATATGTTTCCAGTCTTTTCAGAAGTTTCCACAGAAGTATTTCTACCAACGCTTCTATCTTCTTTTGCAATGATCTTATCTAGATCATTAATTGCTTTTGTTTTTGCAACTTGTTTTAATTTAGAAATGTCTGGTTTAAATTTTCCTTCTTTATCTAAATTAAATAATCCTAGAGTATCGTAATAATTAATTAACATTTCAAACTCTGC